TTTACGTGTTCCCATGTGTAGCTCCTTTGTGATGTGTAATAGTAACAGATATTAGTTTGATTGTGCAAGAGGTTTCTCGCCTGCCACACGATATTTTCTCTGCTTCGAGTTGTCCCGAACCAACTCTTTACCCCCTGCTGCCAGACGCACAGGGATACTGTTTGGCTTGGTCAACTTCTTCAAGCCTACGATTTTCTTTTCCATGATCTTTCCCTCAATGAATGTCAGCGTATCGTACACCAAACTGCACATCAATATCCAGCTTAATGTTTAGCTTGAGCTTCTCGTTCACCTTCTCAATGGCCCAACGGAGAACTGACTCATGTTCTTTCTCCTCACCCACTGGGATGCGATTGATAGACTCGTCGTGAAACTGACCCACGATGTTCGGTCGTTTGGTCAGGTAGTGTGCCACCCACTGGTCGAAGCAGTATGCCCCAGTGGACTGGTTTAGCGTGGAGAAGATGTCCTTCTCATACCGAAGTGAATACCAGAAGCCATTGACAGGGTTACGCACCCACATCTGCTTGTTAAGGGTCTTCACTTGTTGTTCCTTAGCGAACTGTCGGACAGCCCAGTTGCGTTCCCAGTATGCCTCAAGCAGGACACCAGCCTCTGACACTAGCATACCCGTAGTCCTAGCCAGCTTGCTCTTACCCACGCCATAGACTGCGCTGTAGTTCACAGGCTTGAACTTCTTGCGTGTCTTCTTGATAGCCTTGTAGCGAGACACATCATTCACAGTATCCTCGTCAGCCCGTGTGTAGAACTCATAGTCTTCACGAGTGATGTAGCCTGCACGTACAGCAAGGTCAAGGTGTTCGTCAAACCCTTTGACTGACATTTCTGCCACATAGTCAGGGTCATAGGGGAAGATGAAGTGACGCTTGGTGGTAGCCTCAAGGGATACCATGTCAGCACCACACAGGACTGTACCCTCGTCAGCAATAAGCGCACCACGGATTTCCTTGCCCCAAGGTTTATCAACTCCGGGAAGATTAACCAGTGGCTTCTTATGCTTGAAGCGTAGTGTGTTGGTTAGGCCAGCAACCTCTGCACTGACATACCCATCAACCTCTGACTCAAGCATACCCTCGAAGATAGACTTGCGGTGCTGCAAGACGGTAAGCCCATCAAGGACACCAACCTCTGGGTGATCCTCAATAAGTAGCTTCACAGATGGTGCAAGCTCACCATCCTTGCGGACCTGTGGGACTAGCCTCTCGCTGCCATCATCATTGGTCTTGTAGTCAAAGGTGCATGGCTCCCACCCGAAGGAGAACAGCCAGTCCTTGACCTGATCAGAGGAGTTAGGGTTAGCCTTCTCCTTGCTCTTGACCACAGTGATGTCATCCTCATGGAACAACGGTAGGTCACTGTCCTCAAGTATCTTGAACCAGTCCAGTGCGGCCTTGCTGTGTGACCCATCCTTGATGGTCATCTTCTCAGGCTTGGACTTAGTGGTATACTTGACCACATCAGGCATGACACCACGTAGTTCCTCGACCTTCTCAACCTGCAACTTCTCTAGGGTAGCCAGAGATTCAGTCACAAGTTTCTTGTCAATGCGCCATCCAGCAGCACTAGCCTTGTGTGCCACACGCATCTTGAATGTGAGGTACTGGAAGAACTTCTCCATGCTGTCTGTGTCCTTGCCATACAACATCTTGTACCGCTTGAGCAGGTTCTGCCACAGCATCCAGTTGATCTTCACATCCTCTTCACAACGATGCTTGTACTCCTCATAGGTTAGGCCAACCCAGTCCGTGACCACAGGCTTAGGGATACCGAAGTCTACACCAAAGGACTCAAGCCCGTGGATCAAGCGGTCAGTGTTGATCACCCAAGACATAGGCAGTGTGTCATAGAGCTTAGCCTTGATGGTAACACCAAGGAGCTTCTCTAGGACTGGCACATCGAAGCGGCAGATGTCATGCCCAATGAGACTGTCAGCCCCACTGAGTATGTCACGCATATCACTGTAGTTATTAGTAGAGTTGATCGACTTGCCATCCGTTGTCCATGAGAGAACATGGACTTTCGTTGCTTGGTGTAGCAGTCCGTCTGTCTCACAATCTAGTAGGATCAAAGTATTCTCCTAAGGTCTTCAAGAACCTTTTCAAGCTCCTCTATGGTTGCATCACTCTTTAGCAGATTAGCCCTCGCACAAATCACTCTTACATTCCCTTTAGTGTAACCAAGATGTGGCCTGATCCTATCAAGAGAGGGTGAAGAGTGTATCCAACCCCCTTTACCTTTACCTACAATTAACTCCATACCTAACACGGGGCAATGGGTGGGTATTATAATGTCCTCTAAGGTTAGGTCAAACGGGATACCTTTTTGCTTACACCGAGACTTTACCCTAGTAAAGATTCTGTCTTGTAGTTTAAGGTTTGCTTTCTCTCGCTTACTCTTGTATAGCTCTGGGTTAAGGTCGTAGTGTCTCTTCTTTCTTGTGTGTTCCCCACACTTATGTGAACAATACTTTGCGTCTTTTCTTCTGGCCTCTGGTATAGGCTCACCACACTTTTCACACAGTCTAGAACTCATCTGATCCTCCTTAAGAAATCTCATGTGTTAGTTATAACATTAAATGCCCCTTTGTCAAGGGTGGTGTGCAACATATGTTAGAAACCTTCCCTTAAGATTGTTGTCTCTGAGTCGTAGTATAGTGAACCTGCATCACCAAGTTTAGCGAATGGTCTGTTCTTGTCAACCTTAAAGTGGGTAGTATTCTGCTCCACCTCATCCTCACTCTCAACATCTCGGTCAATCTTGATACAGATGATAGCCTCTTCCTCTAGTGCTGCGGCGTACTTAGTGCGTCCATCCTCGTTGACCTGACTGATAAAGATCACACCAATGTTCAACTCCTTGGCAAGCTGTGCCATCTGTGCGCCCAGTGAGGTAAGCGTCGAGGTTGCACCATCCACACCAGCATTGGACAGGTAGGCTAGACGCTGCACATGGTCAATGAACAGATACCCTGCACCATACACAGACGCAGCCATACGCACGTACTCAAGCAGCTTCATGGGGTCATCATGCACCCGCATCTCGAAGATGATTGTACGCTCTGCTTTGGTGGCTTTCTGTGCAGCCTTAATGACATCCTCTTCGCTGACCCCGTTATCACGAGCATCATCCTTTGTACGCACGTTAACACCCAACTCATAGGTAGCCATAGCACGGTAAGTTGTGGACTTCATCTCTTCCATATGCAGTAGGGCAATGCGTTCATCAGGGTCAGCCAGCATAGCCATCTCGAAGAAGCGCACAACCTCTGTCTTGCCCATGCCACGGGGTGCTTTGATGAAGGTCAGGCCACCCTTGACCAAGCCACGGCACTTCTCGTCGATGCCAGCATGACCAGTTGGGACATAGCTGTATGGGTTCTCCTTGCGGATAGCCTCGTCAACTGCATCATCAGAACAGAAGAAGTTGTCTGGCGTGTAGCGTTGTGGTTTAATCGCTGCCCACTTGAGGGTGTCACCAGCACCAGCCATCAGGAACTCATTGGCATCCTTGTACTGGGACATAGGGACATACCAGAAGTTCTTAGGGAAGGCTGCATACAGAACCTCTGCTGCCCTGCGTCCTGCTTCGTCAAGCTCACCAGCATAGATGATGTCTTGGAAGGTGGACAGATACTTGTAGTTCTTCTTGATGAACTTGTCACCAATGCTGGCACTGGGCAGGGACTTGACTGGGTAGGTCTTGCCTAGGATTTGATACAGGGATGCAGCATCAAACTCGCCCTCGGTGATGAAGATTTTCTTTGACGTTCCAGCATTGAAGTCAGGACCAAACAGATCATCAAAGGGTTTACCCCTCTCCTTCGTCCAGAATACCTTCTCGTCATAGCCACGGTACTTGACGTTATCTGTATGCTTGAACGCATAGCGGATAGGCTTACCGTCTGCACTAAGCTGTAGCTGGATGCCATACAGCTTGCATACGTCTGGGTCAATGCCCCTAATCTCGTCATAGGTAGACCCTGAGATTGGGACAGACTTAATATCAACTTGCTCTTTCACGGGATACCTCTCTCTGGCCCAAGCCTTTAACCCTCTCATACCTTTAGGTGGGTAGCTACCGTTACATGAGTAGCACTTACCAAACCCGTTGTCGTTCCAAGCAAATGCGTCAGAACTCTTACACGCCTCGAAGGGACATGCCTGATGGGGATGCTCACCCAAGTCTCTTCTCCTTTCTATGATCGTATGTATCTGTGGAAGTTTATACCCTAAGAGACACGAATGTCAATGATCGTAGATACTGTCAGCTTGGAAGCACATAGTAAGCTGACAGAAACTTACACACCTTGTGCATTGCCTTGAGGTCTTTCTCTGTCCAATCCTCTGGTAACTCCCCCATGATTTCTAGTTGAGCTTCTGCTTCCTCTAGTAACTCTCCGAATAGTTCAAGGGCAATGTCTGCTTTCAGATCGTCATTAAGCATACTCCAGCGTACTTCACGTTTAGTCATAGCTTCCTCCATCAGGTGTGGTCCGTTACATTTCCAAGGTGTCACACAGTTGGGACACATATAGTCTTCATCAGTTTCCAAGAGTTATTCTCCTTACCTTTTGCGGTAAATAAACCCCACATTCTCCGCAAACCCCTACGTTTTTACCTTACTCGGTAAGTGCTACCCATGACACTGGGAACAGTTGCTTCATCTTCTCGCTGATCTGGTTTGCTACCAGCCGTGTTTCATACTGCGTGTCCTCCTTGCAACGTAGTTTAGCCATATCTGCGAAGGCGTCAAGTGATCCTGACCAATACCACTCAGTCATAGTCGATTGAGGTAGGACCATACGTGCTTGCTCTGGTGCTACTCCTACCTTTATCAGTGTCTCATACATTGTTACCGCATCTTGAGCCATATCCCAAGTTTCAGTTGCTAAGTCAATCTCACCGAAGTTCCCTTGAAACTCTTCCCCAAAACAATTCAAGTCTGTTAGTTTTACAACACCAGCAGACCCTTGTTTCTTGTCCTTAGACTTACCCCGCCATACCTCTGGCATATAGAACTCAGGTTCATCATCAACGTAACGACGACTGATTTCGCTCCATCGCATGAACTTGTGTTTAACCAGTTGACGAGCAACAAAGATAGGTGCTTTGATATGGAACGATGCAAAAGAGTGACCAAAGGGTGCGAAGTGTTTATGCTCGGCCAGATACTTGATTAGCTTTGCATCTTTGTAGGACAGATAGTGTGTTCCATCGTCTCCATATTCCCACTCAGACTTCTTCCCAAAGGATACCCGTGCTTTATTAACGACACTGAGGTCTGATCCCATATGTTCATCGTATGTAGCTGTAATCATTTCCAGAAATCCTTTCGACAGGTTAAGTATGTCACAAGGAAACCTATTGGTCCTACCGATGTCATCAGGGTTGCTATGAACCAGAACTCAGCCTCATAAAAGTCTAACAGAGGTTCGTCCATACTGAATAACAGGGGGTGTTCTCTTGCCAGTGACCGCCGCAAAACAAAGGGCCAGTGGATAGCACTAGCAAACCCTGTCAGTAACCATGCTGCAATAAAACAAATCATTCCTTCAGCTCCTTCATTAAGAATAGCGCCCCTGCCCTACACATAGAAGGGTAGTCCAACTCTTTTAGTCTGTACATACTGCCAGCCATCAAGTCATCTACCTCAATCAAGTACTTGTGGCTATGCTCAACCTGATCCCACTTAAGTAGCAACTCCTTTGACAGAGCATCGTAGTATTCATCAGAGAACATACTCTCGTTCTCGTGGTAGTACAAGTAGCTTGCCATAAGAAACCAAGGGACCATAAGGTTTGGCTTCACTGCGATAAACTCTTGGGCTTTCTTATCTAGGTTCACTCTGCGGCTCCCTTCGTAACACTGCGCCCACAGTCAGGACACTTCCAACACACATCAACCTTACCTGTCCCACCCGCAGAGAAGGTGCTTGAGTAGCCATCCCCTGCGAAGTCTTCCATGCCACCCGTATAGGTCTGCTTGGTGTAGATGCCAAGGTTCATATCCTTGTTGCACTTACGGCATAACATAACACCTACCTGTGGAGTTAAGACAGGAGACGGTGTGTTCATAAGGGGATACTCAGGGTAGTTGATGTGTGTCATGCCACCGCCTCGCTCTTAGGTTTCTTGTAGCGTGTCTTAAAGTATTTCTTTCCCAAGACTTCACGGGCGATGTTCGCAATGTCAGAAGCTGATGCACCAGATAGGTCAGCAATCGTGCGGATCGTGATGTTCTCGTCTAGGTAAGCCTTGGCAATAGCTAGGCGTTGGTCCAGTGTCAATAGGTTTACGGTGTTCATCAGAATGGAACCTCTCCAGTTACAGGATCACGGGGATCGTTGAAGGGAATCTTGTTTGGTGGCGGTGGGCTATTAGCCTCAGGTTTCTTTGCTGGTGATAGGCCAAGCTCTCTTAGGTGTTGCTCTAGGGTAAAGCTGACCATCATTCAATCCTAAACGCGCTGAAATCTTCTGGCTTGAACATCAAGGTCCAGAGAGAAACATGGCGACCACCCTGATCAATCATGTCGAAGATGTCATTCACAATCTCTTCGAGCTTGCTGATGTCGTCCATCATAACAGGTGTAAGCAACACCCAGTCACCCTTACTGCGGCTAAGTCCGTACAGGTTCTTGACGATAACCTGAGGCACAACTTTTAGTTCTGTCATCTACCAATCCTTCCTAACTTTCCAGTAAACCCAACACTCCATGCAGTGATCCTCCCCAAGGAAGAAGTCAATCACCACGCAGAGGTTAGGCAGTTCATGCCGCTGCCACTCATAGTTCCTAGCACTGAACGTCTGATTGTTGTCACCACCAAGGATAACATTTATCAAGACGCTCAGCGCAACAATGATACGGTGGAAGTAGCGATACATTAGACAAGCTCAGTCGTCAGCTTAGCCAGAGGCTTGAACTCGACAGTAGCAGCAGACGACTTGGTGTCGAGCTTGGTCACCTGTACAATGGCTCGACCCATTGGGGAGTCAAAGATGTAGAAGGCGTTAAGCTCTACCTGATCCTTGTTGGCAAGATACTGGTAGACTTGCTTGTTGCTCTCGAACTGCACTGCAACCGTGTAAGGCATAACCTCTTCGATCAAGCTCTTGTCATAGGACCGAACCTCGCCAGTACCCTTAAGTTCCATGACCCACTTGCCAGTGCTGTCAACAGCCAGCTTGTGTCCGTACTTCGCAGTAGCCTCAGAGATATTGATTTGATAGAGTTTGTTGGTAGCCATAGTGTTTTCCTTTTGTTGTGTAGGTCTGTTGTAGCGGGATGCAGAGAAGTACCTCATTGCATCCTCGAAGTGTGTGGGTTCATCCCATTCCATCATGTCTTGTTCCCTTTTGTGGGCTGTTTAAGTTTCAAATCTTCTTTTGGGTAGACAGCAATAGAACAATCCCTGCACTCTAGGCAATACTCCCCATTATCACGAAACGCAAGGCCATACTCTAGATCAAACTTTTGAGGACGTAACCTTTTTGAACCACAGTTATGGCACTTAAGTACATACCTAGATAGGTCAATATTTTTATCGAAGATCATGTCTTGTTCCCATTACGAATACCCTGTGCTGTCTTAGCACCGTTGTATGTGTGCCTCATGTATGGGTTGAGGCTGCTGATGTTCTTGTGTCCTGTCACCTGCATGATCCCAGTGCTGTCAACGCCCGCTGCCACGAACTCATTGATAGCTGTCTTACGCAAGTGACCTATCTTCAAATCCTCTGGTAGCCCACACGCCACCTTGATAGAGCGAAGTATAGGACCAAAGTACACTGGTGTCAACGGTACATAAGCTCCATCAGCTATACGATGGTGTGGGACCACTAACTTCTGGAACCCCCAGTCATCCTGTTGCTGCTTAAGCATACTCAACAGGGGTTCATCAATGGGCAGGAACACCTCGGCCCCACGCTTGGACTGCTTGATGGACACCCTAGCCGCAGTCAGGTCAACCCTGTCCCATGTCAGGTGGCAGATGTCTGTGGGTCGTTGCGCCCACTCGTAGCACATCATCACGAGAAGCCCCACGTTTCTCCACTTGAACTCCTTGAAGGCTGTCTCAAGAAGCAACTCAACCTGATCCTGTTTCCAGATGGGTGTTGAGGGTTCGTGCTTGAGTTTCTTGACCTTGCCCATTGGGTTGTCATTCACAAGGTCCAATGATCGTGCATAGTTTAGCACAACGGAGAACAGTCTAGCACGTTCATTAGCCCGTGCCACTGAGTGTTCAGTGACCCACTGTTCGTATGCCTCGTTGCACAGCTTAGCGGTCAGCTTGTTGACAGGCAGATCACCCAACCACATACCAGACACCTTGAGTAGCTCAGCCTCATACTTAAGTTGCGAACTACTGGCAAGGGAAGCATACTGCTTGGACAACAGGTAGTAGTTGATGATGTGTTTGACCTTGGACGTTGGCCCTACGTTACCCTCTTTGATATATCCTTTACGGTATGCTGCTATCTTGTCGAGTAGTCGGGGTATCTCATAACGTGCAGCCCTGCCATCCTCAAAGGTTTGAGAGGCAACGACACCAGCCTTCCTGACTTCCTCAGGTGGACTAAACCTATAGACAGTTGACCCATCCTTTAGGGTAACCTTCTTTGTATACTTCATGGTAATCCTTTCTGTGTGAGGGCAGCACTTGCATAAGTCATCATCATGTGCTACCCTCTCTCTCTTTATGTATTACTTAGGTACTTATCTCTTAAGAGATATAATACTTAAGGTTAAACATAAGGTGTCTCTTTAGGCATGACCATAGAGAGAACCTTATGGGTGTGTAGTATGTCGCCACTTGCGTCTTGCACTGCCTCATAGATGGTGATACTATTACCTTCTAGGCTTTCTTCTCTGCCAAAGGAGACAGCCTCAGCCAACCCATCAAGGGTTGACCTAGCTACTACACCCAAGTCGTCTCTTACGATAACACTGTACATCTTACTACCCTATGCAAAGATCATCAGGAATACTACTACAAAGAATAGTATCCCTAACACTTCCGACATGATTGACTTCATCAGTTCACACACCAGCAGTCTGGATCACCACACTTACCAGCATCATCCTCCTCATCATCCCAGAAATCAGTATCTTCTTCATCAGGGTAGTTGAAGTCATCCTCAAGAGGATAGTAGTCACCATACATCTCACTGTCAAGGATTTCTGGGATACGTGCTGGCTCAATCTCCTCGACCACCTTGTACTCACACACCCGCATCTTCGCAAAGTTGTAGTCGTAGGGAACCGCAACCACATTGGCAGGGTTAACCTCAACCACCACCGTGCGGGAGTTGGCTGCATCAGCAAAGTGTGTCAGGTACTGGTCAGCACAAACGTGCAAGCCAGATGAACAGGTGTGCTGTGGGTCGTCGTCAACCTTCGCACGGTCCATCTTTACTACAGTGCCTACGCTGTTGTCCATAGTCCCAGAGTGAATGTCCATCCAGTCCTGACGGATACGCTTGAAGGCAATGAAGTTACCCGCTTGTGTGATTGGTGCATTGAAGTTCTCCAAGAAACCAAACAGACATTCCCGTGAACGGAAGGATGGGTTCAGCATCAGGTTCTCAAGGAACTTGACCCACGGTGTAACATCGAAGCCTTCATCCAACAGGCTCAGCAGCTTGTTAGTCAGTGTGTTGTTAAGCTCTTGGCCCTCGTAGTACACAGTGCCGTGAACAATCTCCACCTTAGAGCCAGCGGCAGAGTCACGGATGTTCTGCTCACGGTCAGCCAGACGCATGATCACTTCGATGGAATGTTCAGCCTGCTTGAGGTGATCCCGCAGCAGGTCAAAGTTCTTGTGTCCAGACAGGACAGTGTGCATCTTGCCACCAGCAAAGACGGTGATGCTGTCTTGGGAGAGTGTATATGGAATACGCATGGTTGCTCCTTATGCGTTGTCGATGAGGTTGACGTAGTGCAGGAAGTGAGTCTTCATCTTCTCACCCCCTTCGTATAACTTCAACAGGGGATACTTGTCAAGTACATTGTTGTACTCTGTGATAACCCTGTCGTTGTTAATTAGTGGCAGGCTTAGGCGCTGGAACTGCTTGTCCCAGACAGACTGACCTAGGCCCATGAACTGTGTGGTAGCCGCACCCTCTGTCTGCCGTGAGAACTGGGCAAGGATACCCTTGCAACCACTCAATCCACGCAGTCTTGTGAATGGGTAGCAAGCATACTGGTTACCCAACACAATCTGTGCTGCGGCTGCATACTGCTTGATCATAGCGTCCACCTTTGGGAGTAGTGGCTTCCACTGTGTAGCAGTCTCAAACTTCTTCCACATAGGCTTAGGCACGAGGATGACTGGCATACCCAACTGCTGCTCAATGAGGGTGCGTAGGGTCATAAGGTGTTCAGGATAATTACCGTCTAACATTGGGTAGAAGTATCCACCATTGTCAAAGTCCTCGGTGGACAGGTCATGGGGAACACGACGATCCCTGACAAGAGTAGACACAGACAACTTACCCCTTTTGCCAGACACAATAGGTCCATCATCAGGCAAGTTCTTGACGTACACCACTGGGTAGCCAAGGTCGTGGATCATCTGGTCAAGACTAGTCTTTGTCTCAGGTCTGTCCAACTCTAGCTTGACCCAGATGTAACGCTCGTTGCTCTTGAGTGCAGCAGCAATACGGGTAGCGGCTCGTGCATTACCCTTCCTGTCCTTCAAGTCCTGCACATAGATGGTGTAGTCAGACCCTGCATAGACGCTATGATCAAGGCCAAACCCAATGGTCTTGTTGTTCCACCCCTTGCTGCCCACATGGTATGCCATGTGAGGATACTTCAAGTCTATGGCACTTGTCTTAACAGGCAGACCCTGCCAGTGGTATCCAGTATCACCAAGCAGTCGGCTGTACTTGATGACCAGCTTCATGGCACGATACATTGAAGGCTGAGCGTCAATCTCCTTCTGTGCCTCAGCAACCATACCACTCTTTGCCAGCTTGAGCTTCTTCTCCAAGCTCTTGAGGGTAGGGTCATTCGGACCGTAGCTCAGTGCCTCACGGGATGCAGTAACCTCAAGGTCACCAATGTCAAACTCATACACGATGTTGCGGTTGTTGCTAGGCAGTAGGCCAGCATTGAGGACAGCTCCAGAGATAGGATAGAGGACACAACCCATCTGTGCATAGGGTCCAGACAGTCGGCTATCGTTGTAGAAGTAGTAGCCATCCCCAGTGAAGGACTTAGTGATAGGCTGGAACTGCTTCTCCTGCGAGTTCTTCACAGTGGGTGGAACCTTGAAGCCGTATGACACAACCTCTGCTGCACGTTGGAAGGATGCGATATCCTCACGCTTCACGGGGAAGGATACCTCAAGTCCGTCAGGTTCATTGGTGGGCATAGGCTCAGCCAGAACGTGAAGCTGTGGTGATCCATCAGGCCCAAGCTGGATGGAGTAGTATGCCACCATGCCCTTGTGACGGGACACCACAGAGAATGTGTCAGTGTATGACATAGGTGACATACGGCCCACACCCCACTTGCCCACAGCCTTGTTGGTATCCTCCTTGGTGGAGTGACCAAGCACCGTATAGAAACCCTCCATGTTCTCGTGTGCAATACCTGCACCGAAGTCACGGCATGAGAACACAGGGTTCAGTGACGTAGGGAAGCTGACCTCGAAGGGTACGTCCTGCTTGTCCACCATTGAGTGTGCATCAAAAGCATTGGACCAAATCTCACGGGTGATTGACTGTGGCTTGTTCGAGTAGAGGCCAGAGATAACCATGTGGAACATCTTGCCTGATGCTTGGATCGTGAAGTCCTTGGATGAGTGGCTGTTGTTCTCAACCACACGTAGATTTGTATTCGTCTGCATGATTTACTCCATCTGTCGGACCGTCCGACATATCATTGTGAAACTTGGTGATCCCAGTAGGACTCGAACCTACAACCTAAAGATTAGAAGTCTTTTGCTCTATCCAGTTGAGCTATGGGATCATTCAGGTTAACACTGTTAACCTATTGTTATCTGTCAGTCAAGGGTCTGGATGCCAACACAGTCCCTTTTTGTTTGCCTCGAAGACAGCCTGTGCAAATCCCCGTGGGGTAGCACTACGAATGTTCTTGGTCTTCATACTCTTGCCACCCAACTTGCGGTGCTGTGTGCTGTACCCTGCCTCAACTACAACAGGCTTAGGCACTGGCATCATGAACCCACGACCTACCCACAGGCAAGTCTTCTTGGGGTAGGCATCACGTGGTGCAATGTAGTCAGGCCATGTGGGATGCTCTGCTTCATCCTCTGGTATGTAACCACCATACTCATAGGGGTTGAACGTGTAGTCAGGCTTACGCCACAGCGTTGACAACACAGACACAGGGTTCTCCACAAAGTATGGCACACGGAAGTTCTCGAAGAACATACTGCACCACTTGGCATAGTCTGATGCTTTCGTCTGGAAGGCAGGGTCAGCCTGACGCTTAGCCTCGAACCATGCAGCACCAGACACAGCCATGTCAGTGCATACTGGGAAGGCCATGCCAAACACTACAGGCTTACCCACGTAGCTGCACCACAGGTAGGTCACATTGCTTAGGTTCTGTAGGTCAGCGTTGAGGTAGTGGATAGAGCCACCACTAGGGAAGCGGTCAACCTTAGTGTCGTCATGCTGAATGTCATAGCAGTGACACTCGTAGCCAGCCTTAGCCCAAGGCTTTACTGCCTCACCAGTGTAGTCATACAGGGATATTACTATCATGCTCTTTCCTCTCGTAAAGCTCAAGGGTTTCCATCAACTCGTACAAGGTTAGGCTGTTGATGTATTCTTCCCATGCTTTTTCCTTGTCATCCCAACCGCTTGATGCCCATCGCATCCACCATGCTTTGTATTGTGCATAGGGTGTCATTCTGTTTTCTCCAGTTTTTTAAGGACTTTACGGGCAAGGTTCCCCTTGTCGTCTAAGATGATAGGGTTGTCTAAGTAAGAGCAGCACCCACAATCCCGCACAATGAGTTGCTCTTCATAATCCGCCTGTTCTGCATAAAACCGAAGACCTTCGATGGCCTCAGCTAGCTTGGCTTCAAGTTTCTCTACATAATCACCACGGAAATAATAATCTCCTCCCCACATACCATCACCAAGTTCATCATACTCAGAGGGGGTCCAGATTCTTTTATTGTTGTCGGGATACTTCCCACCTTCCCAGACCCAAACTTTTTCAGGTATCGTCATTCCCATAGCCCCGCCTCCACCGCATACAACTCATAGTGCATATCAACCTGCACAAGATACCATGCCTGTGCCTGTGGGATAGTGTTAAACAGCAGCCATACGATGATAGCAATGTCACGAAGTTTAGTCATAGTCATATCTCCCTATAATTTTAGCTTGTGGCACACCATCGGTAATATCCAGACGCATGACACCAACCGTCCGACCTGACTCATTACCCACAAGACGCGCCCTTTCAAGGCTTTCATAGGCAAACCCTGTCGCACCAGTAGCATAGATGGGTGTCCATGTTGTAACTACCACAGGTGGCTTAGGCTTGCCTCGGTATGCCGTATAATTCTCCCAATATGGCGATGGTGTAGTACTCCACCCACCGTAATCATAAAACTCCCACCCATGAGGCCACTCTTGCAGCGCAAGTTGTTCGTCGTGAGTCAGCATCCCAAACTGGACACGGTTTGTTGTTGGATCAAAGTCAGTCATTGGTCAAGTCCTTTCCACAGTTACCTTCTATGTATTCATAGCCAGCGTTGATACAGATTTCCATCTGGCTTGGAGGTTGCGCCCAGCTACCTAACACTATAAGCACAGCAAAGAGCGTTGGCAACCCAAAGAAGATACTTAGTATTCCAATGGCTTCTTCACTTAAGCCAGCCACAATCTTTTCACTCATTTACTTTCTCCCCGTGAATGTTTTCTTTGTGCCATCAGCATAGTGAACGATGATGTCAGGGTCTTCCCAACCATACTGGTCAGCCATCCACTGCAAGTATTCATCAAGTGTCTTGCCCTCTAGGTCACGCTCGGACAACTCGTCGCCCTCATACCAGCGATCACCACAGCAGTCACAGTCACGACCATCACGGCATCCCTCATAGTAGATGCCAAAGTCAAAAGCCTTAGCCTCTGCTTGCTCATAGGTGTCAGCCTCAATCACCACACGATTGGATAGGTTCTCGTTAACAAAGAACACACCACCAGAATTGTTTTGTTTCCACTCATAGAATGTCATCTTGTTCATCCTCTTTCTCTAAACGATTTGCATATCCCACTGGTCCCTCGCACCATGCAAAGAACCTAGCTTGTCCCACTGTAACACCCGTCTGACGCATGATCAGGGCAGCGTGTTCCACAAACTTGTCAGTCGCAGCTTGAGTATCGTCTTGCATCACACACCCACACACCCTTGGTTTCACTGTAGTATACTCGGTAGGTAGGGTCATAGCCCCAACCCCAGTAAGACTTGAAGGCTTCACCCTTAGACTTAGCATCAAGCTCTGTCAAGTGTTCTGTTTCATCATAGATCATTGCTCAACCTCATACTCTTCCAGATACAAACCCTCGTTACCAAAGGTGCGGTGTTCCTTGAGGTAAGCCTTAGCCTTTTCCTCTGATGCAAAGATTTCTACAAGGTCAGTCTCACCTAACGCACCCTCGAACCATACGATATAGACTATCATGGCTTCACCTGTGCCAGCACTATCTGCTTCTCAGCATAGGTGATCTTACCCACCCCAATGACACCCTCTGGTGGATTATAGTATGACTCCCAGTAGAGTTTGATCAGGTCTTGCAACTCTTTCTTCTCCGCCTTGTTCAGTGTCTTGATAATCATCGCGCCTTCTACAAGGTCGTCCATAGTATGATACATCATGTTCTCCTACAGTTTTAGGTAAGCAGTGATCCGCTTACGGGTGAATGGTGATCGTATTGCTGGCACACCTGACGCAAACTCCTGATCAAACAACAGGTGATTACGTACCGTAACAGCATGACCTATCAACGACACATGGTAGTCGTATGCTGGATCATATGTTGTGATCAGCCACTTCTTTAGTGTCGGCTTAACTCTATAGTGCTTCTCTTCAAGGACTGTCAAGCCAATCCTCTGGATCACCTCTATCCTGTCCCAGATTGTAGTCATGTCTGACTTGATGAACATCTCCCAGAACATACGCTCAGTCTCAGCATATGACAGGCCAGCAAGCATAGCAACAGACACAATGCCACAGTTATCCATGCCCACTGGTGTATCACTTGGTATCATTGCGTTGTCACCATCAGAACCTCTGCCTCTGTCTCTACCCACACCTTAGCACCACACGACAGGGGTTTGTCTGGGCTATACACGATCTTACTAGGCCCAAGCACAGTCACCTCGTAGCAGAGGGTGTTGCTGTTGTATGTCTTGACCGACAGGGGTGGCAGCTTCTCGTCTGCCGTGTTGTTAGCCCTGATGGTGTGCTGGTTCACATGAATGCGCTTAATCATTTCGCCTCCAGTTGCTTGCGTATGTCTTGAAGCAGGGTGATCAGCGCCTGATTGCTACGCTCGGTAGTCTTGGGCAGTAGCTTCTCGCACATACCCAGTAGCATCAGTTGCAGCTTATCTGTCGGACGGTCCGTCATATCGTTTCTCCTGTTTGATTGACCTAACTAGTCACACTAAGCGAACCCAGTGTGACCATTAGATTAACCAGCGAAGTGGCGCAGCTTACGTGGCGTTGCCTTGTGTTCAAAGTACACACTGCGCTTGCCCATGTGGATGGCGGTCATGCAGTCATCATGCTTGATCCCCCAGTTGATGTGCTTGTGCTTACGCTTGCGGGTCAAACCCTTCTGACCCATCACGTTGAAGCGGAAGCCCGAAGTCCCATCGTTCAGGCTCTTAGTTGCGAAGATAATAAACATCTGTGTCACTCCTGTTTAGATGTTGTGGATACGCTTCCAGACTACCCATGTGATAGCCTGTAGCTGGTAAACCTTCAAGCCCACTCGCTTTGCAGCACGTTGGTAGGCTTCCTGCATTTCCAGATAGACCGACTTACTAATGTTAGTATCATCGTCTGTCAAGGTCACTCGCTTGTAACGAGCAATGTTGTAGGCATGACCATCAATAGTCACGGTGTCATAGCCCATGATGTTCTTGAAGAACGACATGATCTTCTGCCCCTTGAGCAGACGCATCACCTCGTCATCTGTGTCAGGCATAGAGGCAATGATCAGCCACGCCTTGTCACGCATCTTAGTGTAGGTGCTAGGCTTACACACCTCGACGGGATCACCACGCAGGTAGGCAGCGATCATCGTGTCCGCATCCTTAGTGTTGCGCTCCCACTTATTATTGGGTGACAGTGCAGCAATAACACCAACCACAACCCGCAGTGGAACCTGATGGTGGTCAGCAATAGCCTGTGCATGGACGCAAGCCTGTGCATACCATGTTGTGCCATGCAGGTGTTCCACCTCTGTTGCCATCCTGTATACCCTCAGGATGTTTCTTACTGCCGTAGTCATTGTCGTCTCCTTGTGTTCGGTTCAACAGGTGTAGCCCAAGGAACCACACCTGTCAAGGGTTTAGCTGTAGTAGGGTCGTTTCCTTGGGTAGTGTGTGTCAGGCATAGCCTCGGTGGTGCAGCGGACAGTCAGGCGCACCTCTGTGCTGCCCTCACGTTTGTTCTCGTCATACACCATGACCCACAGTTTCTGTGCATAGGCAAAGGCCTCGGCGTAGTCATCGAAGAACCGCATCGCGCCATGCCATGTCAGGTCACCAGCGTAGTAATACCATCCGCCCTCCTCAGGCCCACCATACTGCTGGTAGCTAGTGTATACACCCACTGTCCACCATGTGGCAGGCTCGTCAGCGGTATGCTCAACGTGTTGTCCCTCGGCATAGGGGCGACCATCATCCCACTCCACCTCGTCATGGCGGTATACAGTCACCCACCCATCAATCTCATACGCATACAGGGGCAGCGTCTTGCTCAAGTAGTCCATCGTGTTCTCCTATCTGTCGGACCATCCGACATATCCTTGGTTAAACTTTTGGCAGGTTAGCATTCAACCTTGCGGCCCACTGCTCTGCTGTTTCTTGATCCAGTATCCAGATAATAGGCTCACCACAGGCGAGGTCTAGTGCTATATCCTCTGCACAATCAAAGTCACCACAGTCACCAATAGCAAGTAACTCACCACTGGCAAGTAAACAAAACCAAATCCCACGCATAGCTTATCCTCTCAGTTGGTTGCCTTACCACGCAGTAGTCTGTCAACCCATCAGGCCCACAACATCCCATCCTCAGAGGGATCATCCTCAAGGAAGTCATCCTCGTGATCCCACCCATCATCATAGTCCACTGTGAGTGCATCCCACTCCTCATCCACGATGCCCGTCAGCAGGAACTCGCGGTCGCTGTCCGACAGGTGTGGCAGGGCGTCTTGGATTAGGTCAGTGCCATACAACCAGTTGTCATACTGGTCTTGGGTCATGTCAATGTCCAAGGTGCGGGTGACACCAGACATCTGGGATTTCATCGTGATCATCATCTTAGCAATCCTTTCCGTTGAAGAATACCTCATTGAATAGACGTTCCAGCGCCTCATCATCATGCAGGGGGCGACGATACATATCCTGCATAAAGAAGGCACGAGCGAACCGATGCTCCTCCTCCTTGATAGCAGTTGAACAGGTCACCTTCACATACATATCCTCAGAGTAGAGACACACCATCATGTGTTGTGTGATGCCACCCACTTGGCGCTCCCACTCTAGGTCCACATAGGACATCATCACCGTTACCTTAGTTGCTTTCCACATATCATACCTCCCAAAATAAACGCAAAGCAATGATGGACTGTTCTACATCACCGATCTCATGCCACGTATCATACGCATCCATAAGGTGTTCAGCCCGCATATCATACACCTCATGCGGCACATCCTCATTGTGCTGGTCAGCCTGCAAGCACTGGTCAGCGAAGGACAAAGCCAGCGTGATATTGACCTCATCAGCCCACCCTAGGTTCAGCACATCACGGGTGATCTGGTCGTCTACATGGTCATACATTCTCATCCTCCTGCTGGTTTGACCTGTCGGACCATCCGACATATCGTTTGGTGTTTCGCTTTAGTCCAATTACCTTGGCATTCTCGGCCCCATCTGTCAAGGGTTTTGGCCCCATCGAAATGCCATGCCCAGACATACACATCTGTATGTGCCACACACTGCGCCACCACTTGTCCGCTCGACGCGCCATCCTGTCACGCCTGTGGATCATGTCATCATCACGTATCGCATCACGTTCTCCAATCTATCCCCTTAGGGGATGCTACCTGTCGGACCGTCCGACATATCCTTTGGGCTTTGCCCAACGACAAAAACCCCCGTAGGGGTTAATGCCTTGTGATGTGGTGTAGTAGGGGGTTTACACCCCCTGCTTTGCCTTTGCAGCCACTAGTGCCTTGGCGAACACCGCCATGCTGAACTTATTATCTACGATAATCTGCATGACCATTTCGGCAAGCTCTGCTTCGGACTGGACAGCGGCAGGCTTTGCCTTAGGGGCAGAACCTTCTGCTTCGCCTTCCCCTTTAGGGGATGCAACCTGATCTTCCTTGCGCTTTCCAGCACCAGATGCTTTGCCTTCGGCAGCTTTGAGCCGCTTACGGATTGCCGATACTCCAAGAGTATCCAAAGCGCCATTCTTATTGAGTTGCTGGACTTTAGTCCAGTTGGATGCAAGGAACATGGCATCTGAACGATCTTGGCGGGACATTTGACCTAGGTCCGATCCTTCAAGATACTTGCCAAAGGCAACCTTGTTGTCACCGAATAGGCTTTGCAATCCCAAGAGGATTTCCCCGATTTCCTTGTAATGCCCAAGCATTTGCTCTTGGAGCAACCACATGGCATCATAGACGGCAACGGCGTGTTTTACCGCAGCGTCAAGGGTGAACTTTTTCTTGCCGACCATGACGATGGAATCCGACGAGATAACTACGTTAGCAATGTTAGCCATGATTTTTCTCCGTTCCCCTTTGGGGTGTTTCAAGTGATTTGCCGACTTGGCCTATTAACAAAACGACAAAACGAATCGGTTGTCAAGTGCTTTTTTACCGTAGGTAGTTGCCGAAAAGCTGACCTGTCGGACCGTCCGACATATACTTACCGAAGGTAAAGGGGTCGAAAAGGGGAGCTGTGGAGTGGCAATCTTTTGGTGGGCATAATGCGCAAGGAAAAGCACATGGTGGGTGGGGGTAGCGTTGTGACATGACATTGCGAGGGGCGTTGTGGTGCATCGCCTTGCTGCATTGCGACATCATGCGGAAAGCTGGCCGTCTGTTGTCATACCGAAGGTAAAGCAGAAAGATTCATTCTGTTTTTTCCTCAATGTTATCAGTGGGTTGACATAGCCGATCCCAAGATTCTGGGGCGAAGCCCTATACCTATACGTCAGGTCCGGGCATAGGGGGGCAGGCATGGGCCACGGGGGGGTGTCCCGTATGCGTATACCCACACTGCCAGCGGGGAGTAGTTTCAATATGTGTTAACCACTATGTTGGTACATGGTTAACAGCATGATGATGAACGTATATGGGGTATTATGATACCACAGTTGTAGAAGCCCTAGGAGACACCCTACAGAGCAGGAAGATGTCTCCGCTACCCTGACCTAGAAAAACTCTTAGACCCATCCCAGCGTCTCTCTCCTTGCGTCTTTTAGCTATCCAAGGGCTGTACACCAGAAGGCGGGGGATTCAGCATGGTCTGACCTTAGGTATCTCCTGTATTTTGATTATTCTTAGATAAATAGTAGTTAGGGTCTTGACAAAAGGTTGGATCGCGGGTATCTTACTTAAGTATACTTAAAGCTACATCATGAGATACACCATGAGTACCCTATGCTTTCCTTAAGATACCTTAAGTATTATATATTCTTAGTAGAAATATAAAGGAAAAGCATAATGAAGCATAAGGTACAACATCATGTATCTCTTTAAGTATATACGTAGGTAGGAGAAAGTCACTTTCAAGTACCCCCTAGAAAATAATTTCTTCTGTAGTTCAAACAAGAATATGCTTGACTATGGAAGAGCTTGGAGTATAACTACAGATGAAGTATTTCGCTGATGAAGACGTACTTGGACAGTTCTACAAGGCACTAGCTGCTGGTGACGAAAATGTCCTACAGAGGGTACACATCCCTCGGTCAGATGTCTTCTATGTTCGTGAGGCTATCCACCAGAAGACTGGTGTGAAGTACAGCCTTGATCGTGTTGAGAGAGCTATGTACCTTGAAGGTCACCTTAAGAAGCGTGATGTCTTTGAGCCAGATCGAAAAAGGGAATGGGAATGAGCCTAACTCTAGGACCAACATCAACTAAGAATCTAACAGGTGTTCATCCTGATCTCATCAAGGTGGTCCAAAGAGCAATCGGAATCACGACCCAAGACTTTACCGTAGGTGAGGGTATGCGTACCCTAGAGCGTCAGAAGAAGTTGGTAGCCAGTGGTGCTAGCCGTACCATGAACTCTCGACATCTCACTGGACATGCTGTAGACTTGCACCCATACCCATACAAGGGTGACCACGACATGGATGGTATCCCTAACTCAGACGACTGGGATGCCTACAAGCCTATCTACGAAGCCATGAAGCAGGCTGCTAAAGACTTAGGTATTGCTATGGAGCATGGCTGGGACTGGGGCTGGGACGCACCGCATCACCAACTGTCTGCTAAGGTCTACAAGTGATGGGTGAAGAAGATACAATCCGTCGAGTAGAGAGACTTGAAGAAGAAATCTCTAGGCTCTGTGCAACCATTAACGAACTCAACCTCACCATTGTCGTACTGAACAAGACGGTTGAGAACATGAGTAATGCTGAAAAGCGTAGGACAGAGTTTCGTGATAAATCAGTTTTGTTTGTTATTGGCGGTTTTATCTCTGCTGCTGTTGTATGGGTTATTAACGGCGGGTTGACATGAAGACTTACAAGAGGGAAATCGCTGTAGCCCTCTTAGTGTGGTTGGCTTATGTTGTTGAAATAAAGGATGTAAGTCTTGTCGAAGTTCTCGTTTGGCCGATCTTTACGTTTGCTGCTCTTGCTTTTGGCCTTGACTGGTTCGGGAAGTCTTCTAGCGGGATGCAGCAGCCTACCAATGAAGCTCCTAACAGGGGGTGGACCCAACGTAGCAGCCAACACCCAAGTGGCGAAGACAGCAACCCAGACAGTCGGTAAGTCTGTAACCACTGGCGACCAAAAGATTGAGAAAATCGAGGGTCACGCCAACAGAGTTGAGCAAGTTCAGGCTCAGGATAACAAGATTAAGGCTGAAACCGTAGGTAAAGTCACCATCAACGAGACTCCACCGTGGGTTATCTTGCTACTTCTGCTAGGATGGCTCCTCCCAACACCCCAAGACATCGGAAACAGGATTTACTTATGGCTGTCCCACCTCGTATCAAAACTAAAATGGCGGAACTAGGCGTCTCTGGCGTAAATAAACCCAAGAAGACCCCTTCTCATGCCACCAAATCCCATGTTGTTGTTGCTAAAGAGGGTGACAAGTACAAGGTTGTACGTTTTGGACAGCAGGGTGTGGTAGGTGCAGGTGATAATCCCTCTACTCCCGCAGATAAAGCAAGAAAAAAGAGTTACTATGCTAGACATAACGCTCAGGGTAAGCCCACCACGAAGCTGTCTGCAAAGTACTGGTCACATAAGGTAAAATGGTAATGTACGGACTGATGATTCCCTCTGAAAAGATTCCAACTGCTGCAGAAAACAAAGAAACAACTGCTTGGCTGATGGAATACTGGACACTTGGCCCAGAGGTTGGGTCTGAGAAGCCTGACGACAACAAACCCTTCTGGTCAGAGATTGCTAAGGTCTGGGATATTGATGAGGATCAGGCTCGTCGTCAGCTTTGTGCCAACTGCGAGTACTTTGTGGACACCCCGAAGATGCTCAAGGCTCTGGACCAAGTACCATTCAATGAGTTTGATGCCACTGGTGGTGGTCGGGGTTACTGCAAGAAGTTTGACTTCATCTGCCACAACCTGCGTGTCTGCCAAGCATGGGAAAACTGTGATCCTATGGCTGAGTACGAGGAAGAAGAATAGTCATGGGACGCACCAACGAAGCTCTTTGGGAAAAGTCTAAAGCCAAAGCTAAGGCTAAGATGGGTGGGGAACATTCTGCTAGAGCTATGCAGCTTGCAGGTAAACTCTACAAGGACGCTGGTGGTAAGTACTCTGGGGAAAAGACATCAGCCCAGAAGTCACTCACCAAGTGGACCAAGGAAGACTGGGGTACGAAGAGTGGTAAGCCATCCAATAAGACTGGTGAACGCTACCTCCCAAAGAAAGCTCGTGAAGCTCTAACCCCCGCTGAGTATGCTGCCACCACCAAAGCTAAACGTGCAGGCACAGCAGCAGGTAAGCAGTTCGTGAAACAACCCAAGGCTATTGCAGCCAAGGTGTCCAAAGCCAAAGGAAAATCATAATGGCTAAGCCGACCGCTAAAGCACAGGCTAAGATCGCCAAAGTTATGGGCGAGTTCAAGGACAAGAAGTTGCACTCTGGCATTGACCCTAAGGGGCCAAAGAAAGCACGAGTTGTGAAGAGTCGGAAACAAGCAATCGCTATCGCATTGAGCGAAGCGGGTAAACTCAAAGGGAAGAAATAGTTATGATGTACGGTAAAGACAAAGCTATGATGGCTAAGGGTGGAATGACAGCTAAGGCTAAGCCTATGGCTAAGATGGCCAAGGGTGGTACTGTCAAAAAAGGTATGGCTAAGGGTGGCATGGCTAAGAAAGGTAAGTGCTAATTATGGCTACGTTTAAGGAAGAGTTCGCTAAGAGACGCGCAGAGTTGGGTGCAGGTAAGACCTTCACTTGGAAAGATAAGAATGGTAAAGTCGGTACGTACTCGACTGACTATGCTACTGAGAAGAAGCAGGCTGCTCCAACTGCAAGTGACAAGCCCGCAGCACGTCCTGCTGGCCTGAACCCAAAGTCTGGTGCTTCTCGTAGCACTGCTGGTAAGGTTGCAGAAAAGGCTAAGGCTAAGCCAATGACCAGTGCTTCTGCTCGTCCAGAGGGTAAGGCTGCAGGTATGCCTAAGGCTAAGCCTGCTATGAGCATGATGGATAAAGCCAAGGCTGAGGCTACTGCTGCTCGTGATAAAGCTAAAGCATCCAACAAGCCTAAAACCCCTGCTGCTCCAGCTAAGTCTGATGCTGCATATAGCTCTAAGATTGGTCCCAAGAAAGAGACTACCTTCGAGCGCATGAAGCGGGCCTTGACTACCAAGGGTGGACTCTCGAAGTTCAAGGGATAAGTAATGGCTCTAGTATCTTCTGGCAAAGCTGCAAGAACTCGCAGTACAACTGTAAGCTGCCTAGTGAGTGGGACTGTGTATACTCTTTATACTTGTCCTGCAAACTGTGTTGCTGAAGTGTCTATGCTACTGCTTACAGGTGTGACAGGCACTCCCAGTGTGAAGGCTTTCTGGAACACCAACGGTGATCAAGTTCACATCCTTGGTGGTAAAAATATTGCTTCTGGGGAGTTTGTTCTTTTCACTGGGGCGACTCTCATCCTACAAGCTGGAGAAACCTTGACTGTCTCTGGTACTAGTGGGAGTGCTATCCACTTGGATGCTTCCTGCACCGTGACCGAAACATTTATTCCGATTGGATAAGAAGATGGCTAGGGAACTTACCGACAACCAACAGCGTTTTCTCTCCGTGCTTTTTGAAGAGGCACGGGGGGATTTTGTGCAAGCTAAGAAGCTGGCTGGCTACAGTGATAACTACTCCACCAAAGAGATTGTAAACAGTCTTGAGGATGAGATCGCTGAGCTTACCAAGAAGTTCATTGCTCATGTAGGCGTCAAGGCTGCATTCAGTATGTTCGAGGTTATGCAAGACCCAACTGCTCTTGGTAACAAAGAGAAGATGATTGCAGCCAAGGATATCCTAGACCGTGGTGGCTTCAAGGCCAAGGATGAGCTTAAGGTTGAGACTGACACACCATTGTTTATCCTGCCAGCTAAAAGCAGTGATTGACAAGTATAGCAAAATCTAGTATAAGTCTCACATGGCAAAGATCAAAAAAGAATGGAAGCTACCTAAGCCCACAGATCATGGTGACCACTTCGAGTGGAAGCCAGTTGTTCGCATAGGCAGACAAGTACCCTTTGGGTATTCAGAAGACACCGAAGATAAGGATGTGCTACTTCCTGTTGTTAAGGAACTAGAACTCCTAGAGCAAGCAAAGAAACACCTTAAGCGTTACTCCTACCGTGCAGTAGCAGCTTGGCTTAGTGAGCAGAGTGGCAGAGTTATCTCTCACGTTGGTCTGTATAAGAGGATTAAACTTGAATACAAGCGTAAGACAGAAGCTGCAACACACAGATACTTTGCCCAAAGGTATCAAGAAGCCATTGCGAAAGCCGAAAAGCTCGAAGCCAGAGTTGGAGGAGCAGCCACAAGAGATCAAGCTGACAGTTCCAGCCCAACCGAAACCAGCACCGATTGACGTAAAGAAGGCCAGAGAGGTTATCTTTAAGCCTAACGATGGTCCACAGACAGCCTTCCTTTCTGCTGACGAACAAGAGGTTCTGTATGGTGGTGCTGCTGGTGGTGGTAAGTCCTACGCTATGTTGGCAGACCCTGTACGCTTCCTGAACAACGAACATGCTAAGATGCTGCTTGTACGTAAGTCTACGGAAGAACTCAGAGAACTCGTTTCAGTTTCCAAGGTGTTATACCCCAAGGCTATTCCCGGAATCAAGTTCCTAGAACGAGACAAGACTTGGGTAGCACCATCAGGTGCAACACTCTGGATGAGCTACCTTGATGCAGATGATGACGTTACTCGCTATCAGGGTCAGGCATATAACTGGATTGGCTTCGACGAACTGACCCAGTGGGCTAGTCCCTTTGCTTGGAACTATATGCGTTCTCGTCTACGTACTACCAAAGCGAGTGGCTTGAAACTATACCAACGGGCTACCACTAACCCCGGAGGTGCTGGACATAGCTGGGTGAAGAAAGCCTTCATTGACCCTGCAAAACCCGGCAAGGCATTCTGGGCGATTGACCCAGACACAGGTGACCAACTCGTGTGGCCTCAGGGTCATAGCCGTGCTGGTGAGCCACTGTTCCAACGCAGGTTTATTCCTGCAACTCTGTATGACAACCCATACCTTGCTGAAGATGGGATGTACGAAGCTAACCTTATGTCCCTGCCTGAGTACCAGCGTAAGCAACTACTCGAAGGTAACTGGGATGTAGCAGAGGGTGCAGCCTTCGCAGAGTTTAACCGTAGACTACACACCATTGAACCATTTGACATCCCCAACAACTGGCCCAGATTCCGTGCAGCAGACTACGGCTACAGTTCCTACAGTGGCATCCTGTGGTTTGCCATTGCTCCAAGCGGACAGTTGATAGTCTACAGAGAACTCTACGTGTCTAAGGTTTTGGCTGAAGACCTAGCAGACAAGATTCTGGGCCTAGAGTATAACGAGAAGATACGCTACGGAGTTCTTGACTCTTCCCTCTGGCACAAGCGTGGTGATACTGGTCCAAGCATTGCAGAACGTATGATCCTCAAGGGATGCAGATGGCGTCCAGCAGACAGAAGCAAGGGTTCACGTATTGCTGGTAAGAACGAGATACACAGGCTGCTGCAGGTTGATGACTACACTGGGGAACCACGGATGGTGTTCTTCAATAACTGCAAGAACCTGATCTCTCAGCTACCCTCCATCCCACTCAGTAAGTCAAACTCTGAGGATGTTGATACCCACTCTGAGGACCACCTGTATGACGCCCTACGCTATGGTGTTATGACTCGACCAAGTACTGGAATGTTTGACTCTGACCAGACCCCGAATATCGGACACCACATTGCTGACAGCAAGTTTGGCTACTAACCTATATAGGATATGAAGATGAAAGAAGATACCCTCTCGACCGATAGCACAAAGATGCTGGCTGTTGAAGACACCTCTGGTGATACTCCTACAGACAAGGCTGCGGGTAGTATCGTAGCCTATGTCACTGAGCGTTTCAACAAGGCTGAAACTGCACGACAGACAGAAGAGACTCGTTGGATCACTGCATACAAGAACTACCGTGGCATGTACAGTGCGGACGTACAGTTTACCAGCACAGAGAAGTCACGGGTTTTTGTTAAGGTTACAAAGACTAAGGTTCTTGCTGCCTTTGGTCAGATGACAGAAGTTCTGTTTGGTAACGGTAAGTTCCCTATTGTTATTGACCCTACGACCCTGCCTGAGGGTGTGGTTGAGTCAGTACACATTGAAACCAATGATGATGTTAAGAAGGCTGAGAAGGCTGCTGGTATTGAGCCACTACTTCCCGGAGAGACGATGCAGGACTACCGTGAACGTCTGGGTAGCCTGAAGAAAGACCTTGAGCCGATTGAGGATATTCGTCCCGGCCCCGGACTGACCCCCACACAGATCACCTTTGAGCCTGCCATGATTGCAGCCAAGAAGATGGAAAAGAAAATCCATGACCAGTTGGAAGAGTCTTCTGCTAACAAGCACCTACGCTCCACTGCACTAGAGTGTGCATTGTTTGGCACGGGCATTATGAAGGGTCCGTTTGCTATTGACAAGGAATACCCCAAGTGGGATGATAAGGGGAACTACTCTCCTGTGATTAAGACTGTCCCAATGGTGTCTAACGTATCCGTGTGGAACTTCTACCCAGACCCAGATGCACACAGCATGGAAGAGGCTGAGTACGTCATTGAGCGTCACAAGATGTCCTACAGCGAAGTCCGCAAGCTGGCTACTCGTCCCTTCTTCCGTGACAATGAGATTAAGATTGCACTCAAGCATGGCCCCAACTACATCAAAGAGTGGTGGGAACAGGCTATGGAAGACGACACACAGCAGATCAATACGGAACGCTTTGAAGTCCTAGAGTTCTGGGGTAACATTGAGAGAACCACTCTGGAAAACCACAATGTGGCTATACCTCGTGAGCTTAAGAGCAAAGAAAACATTGCAGTGAACATCTGGCTGTGCAACGGGCGTATCCTGCGCTTGGTCCTCAACCCATTCACTCCAACACTGATCCCATTCTATGTAGTTCCATATGAAGTGAACCCGTACTCCATGTGGGGCATTGGTATTGCTGAGAACATGGACGACACGCAGACCCTAATGAACGGCTTCATGCGTATGGCTGTAGACAACGCTGCCCTCAGTGGTAACTTACTGATCGAGATTGACGAGACTAACCTAGTTCCCGGACAAGACCTTGCAGTTTACCCCGGAAAAGTCTTTCGTCGTCAGGGTGGAGCGCCCGGACAGGCTATCTTTGGCACGAAGTTCCCTAACGTGTCCAACGAGAATATGCAGATGTTTGACAAGGCTCGTGTGCTTGCAGATGAGTCTACTGGTTTCCCATCCTTTGCATATGGTCAGACTGGTATCTCTGGTGTAGGCCGTACAGCGTCAGGCATCTCTATGCTTATGTCTGCTGCTAACGGTTCGATCCGTACTGTGGTGAAGAACATTGACGACTACCTGTTGGCTCCACTGGGCAAGGCTCTGTTCAGCTTCAATATGCAGTTTGACTTTGACCCAGAGATTAAGGGTGACCTAGAAGTTAAGGCTGCTGGTACTGAGTCACTGATGGCTAATGAAGTACGTTCGCAACGCCTGATGCAGTTCCTTGGTGTGGTACAGAACCCAATCCTTGCACCCTTCGCTCGTCTGGACTACATCGTTCGTGAGATTGCTAAGTCGATGGAGCTTGACCCAGACAAGGTTGCTAACTCTATGCAACGTGCAGCCATTCAGGCTGAAATCCTCAAGACCTTCCAAGCGTCTCAACCCCAACCACCACAAGCTCCACAGGCTCCAGCAGGAGTACAGGCACAGGACACCACTGGTTCTGGTGGTGGTAACATTGGGACTGGCTCTGTGCCTGTTCCCGGAGAGCAGGGGTTCAGTGCCAACACTGGTGGAGGTATGCAGTGAGTCTCAAGCTCCTCGTAAACGACCCCAAGCTGTGGCCTGAGTTCCTCACAGAACTTGACACCATGATCCAACTGTGTTATAAAACACTGGAGCAAGTCAAAGACCCTGTAGACATTCATCGCGCTCAGGGTGAGCTACTAGCACTACGTAAACTCCAGAAGCTCCGTGACAAGGTTAATGCAGAATGACCCCATATGAACAAACTGATGCTATGTTGAGTGAGCAAGTTAAGCCTAAGGATGATGGTCTTTTTGATTTGCCAGAGATTGATGGGTATAAGTATGATCCTATGGCTCTGCCTGTGGGGTCTATGCCAGATGATGACCAGATTGTTGGTTATGATGAACTTGGTTTTAAGATCAGAAAGAATATCGCTGGTAATACTTACACAATCCAGCCCGTGGTGCAAAAAGACATTAGCCTAAGTGAACGTGCGGGTAACATAGCTCAGAACGTAGGCTCTGCATACAAAGCTGTCACAGAAGACCCACTTGGAACGGCAACAGGCTTAGCCAAGGGTGTAGCAGAGGGTATCGCTAAGACAGTAAGTTCTTTTAGTGACCCTAACGCTACAACTCAAGATGCTTTCAATGTAGCAGGTATGATGGCTGGGGCTTCTGCACCAAGATTACTGGATGGGTATGACCCAAACGTAACCCGCATCTTTGGTGGACCAAAGGCCAAGAAGTTCCCTAATGAAAAAGAGGGTGAAGCAATCCTCCTTGATATGGCTGGAGAAGACCCCCAGAAGATTTATGAACAGACTGGCATCCAGTATCTGCCGCAAATAGGGGATTCCCCCAGACCTGTCTTTAACATTGACCCTGCTGGAGCTTCTGTCAAAGACTTTGACACACTCAAGCAAACAGTGCCAAGCCTATCTGCTGCCCAAAAAGCTAATGGGGAAAGCGGTAAGGTTAGTCTAGGTATTTCTGACGTTATCGACTTTCCAGAGATATACGAAAACTACCCACAACTTAAAGGTTTTGAGATCACCTTTGACCCAGACATTAAAAAGGGCAATGGTAGCTTTAATGCCAGTAAGAAACAACTTAACCTTAGTTTGGCTAGTCTAGAAGATAATACACCAGATGGCATATTGGACGTAGTACTACATGAATTACAGCATGGTGTTCAGGCGGTTGAGGGAACATCTGGTGGTGCAGCCTCTAAATGGTTCCTTGATAGAAGTATTGAAAAAAGCCCTGTAACAGGTAAGTGGGAAAAGATTGGCCCTTGGGTTACTGCCGCTGGAGACATGAAACAAGATGTAGATAACCTCAACAAACTGGAACAATCCTCCAAAGCCGCTATGTCGGAATATAACAAAGGTCTTAACAGTAAGAATATTACTGTAGCAGAGATGGACGAGCTATATAAAAAAGCTGACTCTGCTATGAATGCGTTTATCGCAGATAGGGATAGGCTAGAAAGATTAGCCTATATGAAGTATGAAGAAAATCCGGGGGAGCTTGAAGCTCGTGCTGCACAGTTGTGGGCAAAACTTACCCCAGAGGCAAGACTGAAGACCAAGCCATCTGATGTCTATGACCAAGCATCTATGGGATACTCTACGTATGCTAGAGTCGGTGAAAAACCTTTCTATGGCGACAACGACATGCCAACTGCAAGGCTTCCTGCTAACAGTGAGGAAGAGCTTAGGAAGAAACTAAACACAGACGCACAGATGCTGGCTATGCAGCCTGAGAACCAGACAGCAGCAAGTTGGCTATTTGGTGGTGCAAAACCTATAGTAGCTAAGCCAAAGATGTTTGCTACAACAGGTGAGGGTAAACTTGAACTGAACCCTGAATCCCTTATGGAGTTCTACAGCCCAACTGTTGAGGCAATTAAGTCTGTAGAGTTTCCCGCAAAAGGTTTCAAGGGTAGTGAGCTTGTAAAGTTCTTGCAGACAAAAGCTCAGGGTGTACGTAGGGCAGAGCTTGACGCTATGGACCTAGGTGTTGACCCTATGAAACGCTACACCAGAGAAGAGGCTGTGGCTCTCGCAGAGAACAAGGCTTATAAGGTTACTGCAAAAGAAGTTGATGACCCAGCTAATGCTAGTACTCAACGTCAACAGGTTAAGGACAGAGAAGTTTCATCTACTACACTCATCGTGGATGCTACTCCAAACTCCCCTGACTCCCCAGCTTTCTACCCTAACATGGATAGAACACACTACAACGATGAAACTATTGCCCACTCCCGTGTCTCTGTAAGAGAGAACAATGATGGTGAGCAGTATCTTTTAGTAGAAGAGATACAGTCAGACCTTGTGCAGAAGGGTGCAGCAAAACCTCGTGGACCAGTCTCAAGGGAAGCAGCTTACGGCGAACTCCTTGAAAACATGCCCATGAGCAAAGAAGACAAAGCCTTCTACAAGAAGAACAAAGAAGCTCTAACAGAGTATTTTACAATAGGTTCAGAAGATACTCGACTGTCTAAGGCAAAGAAAGATGGACTGCCTGTCTCTGCAGAAGAAGAAGCTAAACTTGAAGCAAGAGCAGCCAAGCTACGTGAAACTTTTGACATCAAGGAAATGGGACGCAAGTTTGGTAATGCAGACTATAAGCCAAACGATTTTTTAGACCAGATCACGAAATACTCCTATGAGTCTCCTCCTATAGCAGAAAAGCGTATGCGGGCTATTGGTAAGTCACCACTCACAGAAGACTCGGATGCTGTTCGTCTGGCACTACAAGTTGCAATGTCTAAGGCAAGCCAAGAGGGTGTATCCTCTATTGTCATACCTAACTTGCAACGCATCGTAACTTCTGGGAGAGCGCGACTAGGCTCTAAAGAGTATGACAGCTATATGGGTAAGTCTAGTGGCTTTACTAAGACCTACAAGGATGGTGTGCAGAACTTTATCTCCCAACTTAAAGAAGAGTTCGGGGAGGGTATCCAGATAAAAACCATTGACCTACCATACTTCAGTGACAAGGGGTATGCTAATGGGGTAGAGCAAACACTAGATAGTACGGCAATCCAAATTGACTTCAGTGGTGTCAAGGATGCAAACTTTAAGGTTGGAAGATTTGCCGAAGGTGGCATGGTAGAGGATAGACAGATGGATGAGCTAATGCAAGAAGGTGGGATGGCTGATGATGGCATGTCTCGTGAACCCGTCACAGGCAACGATATCCCGCCCGGAGCTTTGGCTTCGGAAGTTCGTGATGATGTAGACGCCAAGCTGTCTGAGGGCGAGTATGTCGTTCCAGCAGACGTAGTGCGATACTTCGGTGTCAGCTTCTTTGAGGGTCTTCGGACTAAAGCCAAAGAGGGTCTGTCAGACATGGAAGCCAATGGTCGCATTGGTGGTACACCCGTAGACGCACAGGGAGTACCCGCAGAAGACAGCATGGACGAGCTTAGCCCTGAGGAAGAGCAAATGCTTCAGCAGGCTCTAGGGTCCACTGGGATGGCTGTGGGTGGTGATGTTGTAGGCTTTGACCGCACCAAGTTTAACCTAACTCCAACTGTTCCAACTGGCTTAGGTACAAACTCTACTATGGAGACACGCCAGTACTTTAACCCCTCCACTGGTGAGAAGCAGGGCATACAGTTCATGGACGGTGTAGCACTTGGTGCTATCCCTGCAGGTTTTGTTCCTTGGTCACAGACACTGGAAGATACCTACAACGCAACTAAGTCTCAACCAAGAGAGTCTTCTGGCGGTTCTTCTAACGACTCAAGCCCCAACGAAGATGATAATGACCCCACCTCAAGCAACTACAACTACTCCTCGTGGGCTGACAAGAACTATGATGCTATCAACAGCAACCCTTACGAGTTTGGGATGAATGCCCTTAAGGATACCTCAGGCCAGTTTGGGGCTAAGGTGGCTGGTGCTGTTGGACTCGCTACGGGTCTTATGCCACTGTCACTCGGTGCTGCAGCAGTAAGTTCTGGCAAGAAAGTACAGAATGTAGCAGAAGCCAATGCTGCTCTACTACGTATGGAGGCTCAAGGTCTATCTGGTACAGAGGAATACAAGAAGCTGACGGAAGCAACCACTGCTTATATCTCAAACCTTCCTACCGTGCAGCAGGGTCTGATTAAAGCTAAACTTGCGGGTACGGGTGTACAGTATCTGAAAACCCTAGAAGAAAAAGATAAAGCTGCTGGAACTGCACCCACTGCACCCACACAGAAAGCACCAGTTCAACAGCCTAAGTCTAGCTCTGGTGGTGGTACAGGAAGTCTCCCAGCTAGTGCAAGTGTGGCTCCACCAAAGCGTCCTACTAGTTCCCCTACAACCAGTGCTGTGAATACTCCTGCAGTTAAGGCTGCTGCTAATGCTGCCACAGGTGCTTCTAAAGTTGTGAACACACCAGCAGGACCACAGCGAGTTTCTGTTCCAACCTCAGCACCAGCAAAAACAACCACCAAAGTAGTTTCAACCCCTGCTGGTAACAAGACAGTCACCGTCCCAACTAAAACCCCTCAGGGTGGACGAGCAGGTTTTGAGGATGGTGGACTTGTAACTAAACCAAAGAAGACTAACCCCAAGTCAAAAGGTCTTGGCGGAAAACAATAAGGCAACTCAGTCTAGGCTGACCCCACTATAAAGGATAACACATGGCTATCACTCAAGTTTACGTAGACCCCAATGCTTCTAATCGTCGTAACCGTCAGCGCATTGCTGATGCAGAGCAGGAACTGAATGACCTGATGCAGGGTAAGGAACCTGTAGAGGATGAACCTGTAGAAGAGAAACCTGCTGTAGAAGCAGAGGCAGAACCCGCAGACGCAGAAGAGCGTTCCTTCAAGAAGCGTTATGGTGATCTTCGTCGTCATATGTCTGAGAAGGAGAAGGAGTGGGAGAAGAAGCTAGAGGCTTTGAAAGCCCAGCCCACGAACCAGACGATCCTTCCCCCTAAGTCGGACGAGGATATTGCAGAGTGGTCACGTAAATACCCTGACGTAGCTTCCATCGTGGAGACTATTGCAGAGAAGAAGGCCAATGAGAAGCTCTCAAAGTATGAGCGCCAGTTCACTGAGTATGAGCAAATGACTACTGAGACTGCCCGTAACAAGGCACTGAATGCAATCCGTGAGAGTCACCCAGACTTTGATGATCTGCGTAAGTCTGATGCTTTCCACAACTGGGCAGACGAACAACCTAAGTGGGTACAGGACGTACTCTACGAGAATGAAGAAGATGCTCGTGCAGTTGTGCGTGTCATTGACCTCTACAAGGTAGACAAGGGTTTGAATCCTGCTGCAAAGAAAGCCAGTGCTAAGGAAGCTGCTTCCTCTGTGACTACCAAGAACAAGTCTAGCGTTGACCTTGAGAGTGGTACTGATACTATCCGTGAGTCTGAGGTAGCCAAGATGAACATGGACACCTTTGATAAAATGCAGAAGCGTATTCAAGCTGCAATGCAGGCTGGTACATTTGTCTATGATGTTACTGGCGGTGCAAGATAGTCCTTGACATCTAAGGCAAACTTCGTATAACTATGGCAAGTAGCATCGGCCTCTCACAGTGTAGACACCCACAGCTACTTGCTTCCCACAAAGTCTAAACTAAATAAGACCCACCTGACAAGTACAGGCCCGTCTCTCGTAGGTAGATCAACCGAAAGAGAAGATGCACCCTAGGAAAGGCTCAGCCTCTTATAGCTCTGTTTAGCTTCTTATCAAAGCCAAATATCATAGGAGTATTTCTCATGGCTTTCCAAACTGCACCCAGCTACGGCAATTTGCCTAATGGTAACTTCTCGTCTGTTATCTATTCCAAGAAAGTCCAACTTGCTTTCCGTAAGGCAACCATCGTTGGCGACATTACCAATTCGGATTACTTCGGTGAGATTGCTGCTCAGGGTGACACCGTTCGTATCATCAAAGAGCCAGAAATCTCTGTCTCGTCTTATGCTCGTGGTACTCAGGTACAGGCACAAGACCTGCAGGATGCTGACTTCTCGCTGGTGATCGACAAGGCTAACTACTTTGCCTTCAAGATCGACGACATCGAAGAAGCCCACTCGCACGTTAACTTCATGGACTTGGCTACCAACCGTGCGGCTTACCGCTTGGCTGACCAGCATGACCAAGAAGTTCTGGGCTACTTGTCGGGCTACAAGCAGACTGCTTTGAACACGAATGCAGGCGCTGTGAATGACATTGTGAACGGCACGAAAGCTGTCACGACTGCTGGTTCCGACGAACTGTTGACCACGATGAAGCTCAAGAAGGGTTCCTTCGGCAACATCACGACCGCCTCTGCTGGCGAACACTCGATCCCTGTGGCTGCTCGTCTGCCCGGCGCTACTGCTCTGCCTACTGAGTACGTGTCGCCTGTCATGCTGATCAACCGTATGGGCCGTCTGCTGGATCAACAGAATGTTGACAAGGCTGGCCGTTGGGTTGTGATCGACCCCGTGCTGATGGAAGTCCTGATGGACGAAGACTCGCGCTTCCTGAATGCTGACTTCGGTGACTCTGGCGCACTGCGTAACGGTCTGGTTCTGACGAACTGGAATGGTTTCCGTGTGTATGTCTCGAACAACCTGCCTTCGGTTGGTACGGGTGCTGCTACCACTGGCGTTGCAAACCAGAATGCTAACTACGGTGTGATCGTTGCTGGTCATGACTCGGCTGTTGCTACCGCTGAGCAGATCAACAAGACCGAAACCTACCGTGACCAAGACTCGTTTGCGGACATCATCCGTGGTATGCACTTGTATGGCCGTAAGATTCTGCGTCCAGAAGCAATCGCTACTGCAAAGTACAACCTTGCCTAATGGTAAGTTACACTAGAGTATCCCTTCGGGGGTACTTTTTAACTCTGCCATAAATCTAGGAAAGGATTATAAAATGGCTCTTTCGCAATCCCTTCGTAACAAAGCTGTGCTTGTTGAGAAGTACGTAACGCTGCCCGCTACTTCGGGTACGACTGTTGGTCCCGCTGTGCCTGCTGGTACGATTGTTTTGGCTGCTGGTGTGGAAGTTTTGTCTACCGTCCCTACGGTAACGACCTTCACCGTTGCTGCTAACGATGGTACGACTACCTTCATGGCTGCTACTTCGATCAGCAACACTGCTGCAGGTACTATCAAGGCTGGTGTTACCCCCGGTTTCATCGCTGCTGCTGACACCATTGATGCTTTGACCTCCATCACGGGTTCGCCCGGCACGACCTCGGCTCGTATCTGGGCGTTGGTTGCTGACGTTAATGACTCGGTTCTGCCTGCTGCAGAAGTTGACCGCGACACCTTGGCTTAATTAGCTTAGGCTAACAAGGAGTATCCCTTCACGGGGGTACTCTTTTAACTTTCTACTGGACCCTGAGGGAATATAGATAATGTCTGCATATAATTTCCTCGGCCTAGTCAACGATGTAAATCGTCGTGCCAACGAGGTAGAACTAACCTCCTCCACATTCTCAGGTGCTGTAGGTTTCTATACTGCGGTAAAGGATGGGGTTAACTCTGCTATCTACGACATCAACCAACAACAGTTTGAGTGGCCTTTCAACCATGTGTCTCAGAGTGAGGCTCTTGTTGCAGGTACTGTACGTTACGATATTCCCAGTGATGCCAAAACTCTTGACATGGACTCCTTCCGTATTGCAAGGGATGATGCACTGGGTAACGAAACAGTAAAACTCCAAATAATCTCTTATGAAGATTACCTTGACAAGTACTTAGACTATGAGTATAATACTTCGGATGGGATTCGCACCCTGCCACGCTTTGTGTTCCGCACACCCTCACTCCAGTATGGTGTAGTACCCTCCCCAGACAAAGCATACCCTATTAAGTATGAGTACTACCGTAAGATAACACCACTCGACGTATACTCGGATGTACCAAGCATTCCAGCAGACTTTCGCCACGTTATTGTCGAGGGTGCTATGGTCTATGCCCACACATTCTTGAGTGACAATGAAAGCTCTCAGCTTAGCCAGAAGAAGTTTGAGGATGGTATTAAGGCTTTGAGAACCTTGTACATCAACCGCTACGAGTACATCCGTTCGACCGTAAGGAATAAATAATGCCTTCACAGTGGCAAACATTCCCAATCGAGTTCGGGGGTGGCCTAATCTCCAATATGAGTGCGCTACAACAGGGTCTTCAGAAGGTTGGTTCGGCAACTTTACTGCAGAACTTTGAGCCTTCCAAAGAGGGTGGCTACAAGAAGGTGTTGGGCTACACAAAGTTTAGCTCTACGGTACTGGCTGGCTCAGGTCCAGTGCTTGGACTCAAGGTTCTTAATGAGACACAAGTTGTTGCAGTCAGAAAGAATGCCAGTAACCTATCTCAGTATTATGTTGGTAGTGGTACAACTTGGACTTCTTTAGGAAGTGCAGCCCTGCTTGGGGGTCGTGTTCAGGCTGTGTCCTATAACTTTAACGGTAGTGACAAAGTATTCTTTGTGGACGGGGTTAACCATCCTGCCATCTACAACGTCACTGCAAACACAATGAGCTTTGCTACTATTAGTGGAGACTTATTGGGTACGGAGAGAGTTGCACTCTTTAAGAACTCCATCTTTTGTGCTAAGGGTCCACTGTTATATTTTTCTGCACCCTACCTCGACACAGACTTCAGTTCGGCTTCTGGTGGTGGTTCTATCAATGTGGGACAGAACATTGTTGGCTTGATTGTGTTCCGTGACCAACTCATCATCTTTACTAAAAACAAGATTAGACGCCTTGTAGGTAATAGCATAGCAGATTTTCAGCTTGTCCCTATCACAGATGATATTGGTTGTTTGCATGGCGAGACTATTCAGGAAGTCGGCGGTGACATTATGTTCATGGCTGCGGATGGTCTACGTCTTCTGAGTGCAACTGAGCGTATCGGTGACTTTGGGCTTGGTGTGGCTTCTTCTCCAATCAATAAAGATGCTATCACTTTTGTTAATAGCACACAAGTCTTTACAAGCCTAGTGATCAGAGAAAAAGCACAGTACAGGGTCTTTGCTTATAGTACATCTGTAAGTTTAGATAATGCTAAGGGTCTAATTGGTACACAGTTTGCTGACCAAGGTTCGACTAATGTTAACTGGGCTACCCTTAGTGGGTTTAAGGTCTACGTTGCAGACAGCCGTTATGTTGCTGGTGGAGAGTTTATTGTCTTTGGCAATGACACAGGCTACGTGTATCGTATGGAGTCTGGGGCTAGTCGGGATGGATCAAACATCGAGGCAATCTATCGCTCTCCACATATGCCTATTGATGACCCTCAGATACGCAAGACCTTCTACAAGGTAGCCTTGTATACAGAGATCACGGGTACTTTCTCGGTTAACCTGAGTGTAGACTTTGATATCTACAAGGTTGCAAACTATAACAGCACACCAGTAACCACAATACTTTTAGAGAGCAGTGGTACAGGTGTTTCTATCTATGGAAGTCCTTCGGCTATCTTTGGGACTTCTCTATATGGGAGCCTACTAGACGATGTTTACAACGCAAACCTAATTGGTAGTGGTAAAACTATCTCTCTGCGAATTGAAGACATCTCAACGAACCCCTCATTCAGCCTAGATACTGCTGTCCTTGAGTATAAAGTAAACGGAAGAAAGTAGAGACATGACTGGATATGTACGTCAGGATACCGCAAACAACATCTCTAACGGGAGTGTCATCAATGCTGATGACCTTGATGCAGAGTTTGATGCGATTGTAACTGCTTTCAATGCCAGCACTGGGCATGTCCATGATGGGACTTCAGGCAATGGTGCGCCAATCCTTGTTGTTGGTCCAGCACAGGACGTTGTTATCAGTGCTACAAGCGTGTTGCCAAAGACTGACAACGTGTTAGACCTAGGCAGTTCCACGAGAGAGTACAAAGACTTGTGGATTGACGGTGTTGCTAACATCGACTCACTTGTTGCTGACACTGTTGATATCAATGCTGGTACGATTGATGCTACGGTTATTGGTGCTACTGCTCCTGCTGCTGGTAGCTTCACTACGGTGAATGCTTCTGGTGCTATTACTGGCGATCTGACGGGTAATGCTGCCACGGCAACCAAATTGGCTACTGCTCGTACAATCGCTCTGAGTGGTGATGTCGCAGGTTCCGCATCCTTTGATGGTTCTGCAAACGTCACAATCACTGCTACTATTCAGGCTGACTCTGTAGCACTGGGTACGGACACTACGGGTAACTACGTTGCTGGCATCTCTGGCACAACCAATCAGGTTACTGTAACCTCTGGCACTGGTGAGGGTGTAAGCCCTGTGGTTAGTCTTCCTGCTACCCTAGTGGTTCCCGGAACGCTTACGGTTACTGGTGCAGCAACTATTACCAGCGGTTCTATCTCTGGGATTACTGACTTGGCTGTGGCTGATGGTGGTACAGGTGCTTCTGATGCTGCCACTGCACGTACAAACCTTGGGCTTGGCACTATTGCTACTCAAGCAGCCTCTGCAGTGTCTATTACGGGTGGGACTATTACAGGTATTACTGACTTGGCTGTGGCTGATGGTGGTACAGGTATCTCCTCCTATACTATTGGTGACATCCTATACGCATCTGCTTCAGGTGTGCTAAGCAAACTTGCTGACGTTGCTACGGGTAACGCCCTGATCTCTGGTGGTGTTGGCGTAGCTCCTTCCTATGGTAAGGTTGGTTTGACCACCCATGTGTCTGGTACGTTACCTCTAGCCAATGGCGGCACTAACGCAACCGATGCTGCTGGTGCTAGAACTAGCTTAGGTCTTGGCACTATCGCAACGCAAGATGCTTCTGCAGTAACAATCACTGGAGGTTCTATCTCTGGGATTACTGACCTTGCTGTAGTTGATGGTGGAACTGGGGCTTCTGATGCTGCTGGTGCGAGAACAAACCTTGGGCTTGGTACTATTGCAACTCAGGCTGCATCTGCTGTAACTATCACTGGAGGTTCTATCTCTGGGATTACTGACCTTGCTGTAGTTGATGGTGGAACTGGGGCTTCTGATGCTGCTGGCGCTCTAGTTAACCTTGGTTTGACTGCAACGGCTGCTGAACTTAATTATACAGACGGTGTTACCTCTGCTATCCAGACCCAACTTGATGCTAAAGCTCCTCTTGCTTCTCCTGCTCTCACAGGTACGCCAACAGTAAACGGGTCCAGTGTTGCGCTAAATAAAGCTGCGTCAGCACTCACAGATGCGGCAACGATAGCAGTCGATATGGCAAACGGCCCAAACTTCTCTGTTACACTAGCTGGTAACAGGACGCTTGGAACTCCCACAAACCAAGTGGTTGGCATGAGTGGCTTTATTGTTGTAACTCAGGATGCAACAGGCTTTAGAACACTGTCCTATGCTGCTGACTGGAAATGGTTTGGTGGTCAGACGCCAGTGCTTACAACGACTGCAAACGCACGAGATGTTATCCTGTACACAGTACTCTCCAGCGGTAATATTCTGGCATCTATCGCAAGGGCCATCCCATGATCAATAATAACCTAATAGTCCCACCAGCCTATAAGGCATGGAACAAGAATGACTTCTTGGGTTATAGCCTTAATGTGGCCCCGCATGATCTTAGAAAAACTGGACCAGCCGCTACTACCCTTGCTATCGTTCCCTCCGTAAGTGGGCGGGGCGTAACCCAAAATAATACCGTAAACAATGGTCTTGCACTCTTTTTACCCCATACCGATATTAACATCTTGGTTAAGTTTACTGTTCCCCCAGTAACGCAGGCAAACCGAGGTTATATAGGGGTATGGTTTCGCTCCTCCACCACTGAGTTAGCGACTGACACCCAGTATGTCGCAACATTAGGTACGGGTGGAAGCAATCCCTTAGACGTGGGCAACCTCGCCAAATATGCGACAGGGTTCGCGCAAAACTCCGTGGTCTTATCTGGGATGACTAAAGGAAATAAGGCATGGCTAAGATGCGGGGCGGTTGGGACCAATATTCGTGCTAAGTGGTGGATGGATGGGTCAAGCGAACCCGGTTCTTATCAGAATAGCTGGACCCAGACACAGATTGCGTCTGGAAATTACATTATCCTAGGGACGTATGCCCCCGGTGATGCCACCAACAGAACGACGATTGAATACTTTAGCTACGCTCTCGGCTCATCTGCCGTGGCCCCTAGTCCATGAGGAATGAATGACACACTGCATCAGTAATGACGGGACCATTTGGCAGGGAGAACCTATTAACGGGGTCCAGCACCCACAGAACATCGTTGACCTGTGGACAGATGAAGAACTTTCTGTAATTGGGTTGACGAAAGTTGTAACCGTTTCAGTTCAGCCAACAGAGGCGGATTTGGTAAGGGGAGAGAGAAACTACCTACTCATTACCGTTGTTGACCCTATCGCCACTAACGTCCTACGTTGGAACGACCTTACAGAAGCAGAACAACAAGCACTGGCAAAATATCGTCGTAACCTACTTGATGTACCTAACCAAGATGGTTTCCCTCAAAATGTGATCTGGCCTGTCAAACCCTAAAATAAGGGTTGCATAAACTTCCCTCTTAGTATAATATAGAACAAACTTCTGGAGAGATACCTTGGACTTTACACCCCAACAGCAACACAGCTTGCTAACTCAGATGGGCTACAACGGTCCAACAGACTCTAA